AAAAAGGGAGCAAAGCGGCTAAAAGACGTAAGTCTTATTGCGCTAGATCTCTTGGACAGCTTAAACGTAGTTCAGCTAAAACTAGGAATGATCCTAACTCAAGAATACGTCAAGCAAGACGAAGGTGGAAATGTTAAATGGCTACTAAAAAAGACGCTTGTTATAACAAAGTAAAATCAAGATATAAAGTTTGGCCATCTGCTTACGCAAGTGGAGCTTTGGTTAAATGCCGCAAAGTGGGCGCTAAAAATTGGGGCAACAAAAGCAGAGTTAAAAAAGCAACTGGTGGGGCTATTAGAGGTCAAGGTTGCATTATGAATAATAGAAAACGATAATGGCTGAAGAAGGTTTAAAAAAGTGGTTTTCACGCAACAAAGGTAAAGGTTGGATAGACTGTAAAACTGGCAAACCATGTGGTAGAAAGTCAGCTACAAAATCTAAAAGACCGTACCCCGCATGTAGACCAACAAAGGCTCAATGCAATGCAGCGGCTAGAAAGAAAAAAGGACCAGAAAGAATTAGCTGGCAGAAAAAGTCCACAGGAGGACCTATGAGTAAAAAATTTGGTATGGATGATGGTGTTCAAACTTCTTATGAAAAGAAAAGAGGTGATGCTATTGAAAGAGCTATGTCTAAACAAAATAGAATCAAGAAATCTAATGGTGGGTTTATTGCTAAAGGATGTGGTAAAGTAATGAACAATAAAAGAAAAGTAACCACAATAAGCTAAAGGTAAAAAATAATGAAAAATACAAAATACAGCAGCATTATGAAAAAATCTAAAGGCGGAAGCATGATGAAGAAGTCTAAAGGTGGAAGCGTCATGTATAAATCTAAAGGTGGATCTGTAATAGCAGGAAATGCAAACAGAAGAAGAGCTGATCAAAGCTAATTAGTGCCACATCTTATAAGTAACATCCCACATTTTAAATGCTGGGTTAGGAGAGAATTTACTCACAATCATCAAAAATACCAAGATGAGTACATACATGCGCTTGCAATAGCCGTAAACACCATTCCAGATAGATCTCTAAGCTTCCAGGTTGTATTTACTGGGGAAGAGGCTAATTGTGATGACTGGGACGAAGGAAACATTCATGGGGGCGCTATGTGGGCTAGAATGCCTATTCAAGGATTAGTTGCTGATATTCCTATGGAAGATTTTCCAAAACCTATGGAAGATCACTTAGTTCAGCCTTGGGATTGTGAATCAAGAGATCATTCGGTTGTAATAATGGACAGGGTAAGCTCTTCTCCTTGGCTAGCAAAAATAGGAGCAGAGTTTTATACAGCCAAATATTTGTTTACGGTTGATTACACCAATAATGAAATTGCAGATGACCCTGCACAACACAAACAATCTCATGTATTATATATAACTGAGGATTGTGAATGGAAAGGTAACTTGATTGCTTTACCAAATAACAGAGTAAGGGCAACAAGTCCTGCATTATGGGTTACAGGTGAAGGACCTCCAGATTTTAAGCCGTCACAATGGGCGCATTCTGCTGAAGGTCATGAAAGTTATTTAGATCCATCAATTACATTTAACAATTTATATGAGAAATAGATGGCAACTTCAAACAGTACAAATTTTGAGCCAAACGTAACAGAGTTTATTGAAGAAGCTTACGAGCGCTGTGGTCTTGAATTAAGAACAGGGTATGATCTAAAAACTGCAATAAGAAGTGTTAATTTAATGCTTGCAGAATGGGCTAATAGAGGCCTAAATCAATGGACAATAGAGCAAGATACTCAAACGGTTACTCAAGGAACAGCTGAATACACTTTAAATTCTAATGTAATAGATATTTTAGACGTTGTAGTTAGGAGAACGGTTAATAATGTTCAAACTGATATTTCTATTAGTAGAATTGGAAGATCTGAATATTTAAATATACCCAACAAAGAAACTCAAGCTAGACCGTCTCAATACTTTTTAGACAAAACAATTTCTCCTGTTTTAAAAGTATGGCCAACTCCAGAAAATTCTACCGATATTTTAGTATTTAACAAAATTATTAGAATGGATGATGCTGACGCTGCAACAAATACTATGGATATGCCTTTTAGGTTTTACCCTTGTTTTGTCGCAGGTTTATCTTATTATCTATCTTTAAAAAAAGCACCACAATTAACACCTCAGTTAAAAGCTTTGTATGAAGAAGAATTTAGAAGAGCTGCCGATCAAGATGAAGATAGGGCTTCTTTTAAAATACGACCAAGTATTAGGATGAACTAAAATGGCATATGCGCTTGGTAAATTTGCGATAGCGCTATGCGATAGATGTTCTTTTGAATTTAAGCTTAGCGAATTAAAAGAAGAGTGGACAGGTTTTAAAGTTTGTTCTGAATGTTATGAACCAAAACATCCTCAATTAGAACCAGAACCACATGTTTCAGATCCTGAAGCTTTGTATAAACCAAGGCCAAATAATGATCAAGAAGCTGGTGAAGGTTTTGTAGTAGTTACCAGTTCTAGTATTTTTCAAGATGATTTCATGAATCCTTCAACTTTGCCAACAAATTTTGTTGTATCAAAATTATCTGGCTCACTAGGAAGTGTTTTAATAAGTACCGATGGATCAGTAACTCCAACACCTAGTCCAACACCTAGTCCAACACCTAGCCCATCTCCTACAACTTATACAGTAACAGTAGCTAATTATCTAGGATCAAATTACTTTTATATTGACGGATCTCGCGCTCCAACCTTAAGTTTGACAGAAGGCCAAACATATAGGTTTGATCAGTCTGATAGTACTAATAGCAGTCATCCTTTAAGAATTTCTACAACCTCAAATGGAACTCATTCAGGAGGATCAGAATATACTACTGGAGTTACTACTAATGGTACTCCTGGATCTTCAGGAGCGTATACTCAGATAGAAGTTGCATCAGGAGCGCCTACGCTTTATTATTACTGTACTAATCACTCAGGTATGGGTGGTCAATTAAATACCTAATATGAGCAGCCCAACAACACTATCCGAATTAAAAACTTTAATACAAAATTACGTTCAAAATAGTGAAACTACGTTTGTTGCTACGCTTGATGATTTTATTCAAATAGCAGAAGACAGAATATTTGAACTGGTTCAATTTGATTACTTTAGAAGAAATGTTCAAGGATCTATGACAGCTGGTTCTAGATTTTTAACAGCTCCAAATGATTTTGAATTATCTTTTTCTTTATCCGTTATTGATGCTAATGGTGACTATCATTATCTTGATAAAAAACATCCAAGTTTTATGCAAGAATATGCTCCAGATCCTACAGACTCAGGGGCAAGAGGATTGCCTAAATATTATGGAGATTTTGATAAAGATTTAAATACTGGTTTAAAAGAATCTACTTTAATTATTGCTCCAGTCCCAGATCAAAACTATACAACTGAACTTCATTACTTATATAAGCCTAATTCGTTAGTTACAGATACAACAGGCACTTGGATTTCAGAACATGCAAAAAATGCTTTATTATACGGTTCATTAGTTGAGGCTTATACTTTTATGAAAGGTGATGCTGATATGATGAATCTTTATGAAAAAAGATTTAATCTAGAAATTTTAAGATTAAAGAATCAAGCAGAGGCTAGAGGAAGAAGAGACGAATATCGTTACGATTCTTTACGAACTTCTGTTTCGTAAAAAAAGGAGAGAAAATGAAAAAAATTAAAGGCCTTAAAGGCAAAACTGTAGCTATTGTGGGTATGGGAAAAAGTTGGTTTGATTACAACCTAGCAAAATCTCATGGTACTCACTTTGATGAGGTGTGGGCTATTAACGCAGTAGCGTCTGTAATTTATCATGATAGAGTATTTATGATGGATCCAGCATCTAGATTCTTAGATACTGATGATGCAGGCGGTCAAACTGATAGTATGGCTAAACTTCTTACTGAACATCAAGGCCCAATTTATACTTGTGAATTAGATGATCGTTGTCCAGGTCTTAAAAATTACCCAATAAAAGAAATTGTAGAAGAAACAAGTTGTTTTTATTTAAATAATACGGTTGCCTATGCAATAGCTTTTGCTTATTGGAATGAGGTGGCTAACTTAAAGTTATTTGGTATAGATTTTTCTTACAAAGGTAATTTACATTTTGCAGAAGCAGGAAGAGCGTGTTGCGAATTTTGGTTATCAAAATGTGTATCTCAAGGCATACAAGTAGAAGTAGCTGCTAGTAGTGGTTTATTAGATACAGACGTGCCAGCAGAACAAAAACTATACGGTTATCATAGGCTTGCAGATCCTTTGGTGGTGTTACA